TAACGATTCGGACGGTCTAATGCAAGCACAAGACTACGCAACCATAGCTGTTGCAGTAATGACAATAGTAGGTGGCTTTGCTGGCGCTGTGCGCTGGATGGTCAAGCACTACCTATCAGAGCTTCATAAAAATGGTGGCACATCCTTGCGTGATGCTATTGATAGACTTGAAACTAGAGTTGATGATTTGTACAAGCTAGTAGCGGAAAAGTAAATGGGTCAGCGCAATCAATTTCTAATGGCTGCTCGTGCTGAGATTGGCACAGTAGAAGGTCCAAAGGATAATGAAACAAAGTATGGAGCATTTACTAAGGCAAACTTTAAGCCTTGGTGTGGTTCATTTGTTATGTGGTGCGCCAACGAAGTTGGCTTAAAGATTCCTAACGTAGTCTCTACTACTGATGGAGCACAGAAGTTTCAAGGAACTGGGCGTTGGGCTAACGCAGAAACTGCTAAGCCTGCACCTGGTGATCTGGCCTTCTTTGATTTCGCAGAGGGTGGAAACCCTATTGACCACGTTGGAATTGTTGTCAGAGATAATGGTGACGGAACTGTTACTACTATCGAAGGCAATACATCAGGTGATAAAAAGAAATCTACCAGTGAACGTAACGGTGGAGAAGTAGTCCAGAAAGTTAGGGCTTATCGCACTGATAACAAAAAAGGACTGAAGCTATTTATTGCTGGCTTTGGTAGTCCAAAGTTCAAAGACTAGGAGAACAAATGAACAAAGAGAAGTTAATCGCTATCGCAGGAACTTACCTACGCGCAGGAATTGCATCAGTAATTGCGCTATGGCTTGCAGGCGTAACAGATCCAAAGGCTTTAGCAACCGCAGGTATCGCAGCTATTGCAGGTCCAGTGCTCAAGGCACTAGATCCAAAGGCTGTAGAATTTGGTCGCAAGGCCAAGTAAGAAGTAACTGCGAGGCGAAGAGGCTCACTCCCTACGGGGAGTGGGCTTCTTTTTTTATGCCATTTTATCGGCAGGACAGGGAATCGTAACTAGATTTCCACAACTAGCGCAGGTTCCATCAAGGAACCACCAGACTATCTCGGAATCCTCAAAGCTTGCCATAACCTGGAAGACCTGTGACCCACAGGTACATACGTGAATGGGTCCTAAACCTCGCAAATCGGCCCCAAAGGGCTTAGGAATGGCACTCCAGAGCTTAAACACGGACAGTCTGGGTAAGCGAAATTGCATATAATATGATAACGCTACCCTTGTGTCGTGTGACTAGCGACACGCCGTTGCTGGTAACCTTGGTTTATGACAACAATTGTGGGCATTGAAGGTATTGATTACGCATTACTGGTAGCTGACTCACAAATCACAGAAGATAATCTAGTAACTCTTGCTACATCTACTCCAAAGGTAGTTGAGGTGGGCAAGTATCTCATTGGTATATCAGGTGATACCAGACCAGGTGACATCCTTGCCTACAACTGGAAGCCACCACTATACAAAGGTGAAGAGCCAGCACAATTTATGGGCCGCAAAATTATCCCAAGCATTATCCAAGCATTTACCGACAACAACTACGACTACAACAAGGTGGACAAAGATGGTGGCTTCGATTATCTCATTGCTTTTAACGGCAATCTCTTTCGTATTGCTTGTGATCTCTCTTTTTTCCAAGCAAATCACGGAGCGTATGGCATTGGTAGTGGGGGTCAGCTTGCTCTTGGCTACCTGTATTCAACTATCAAACCTGATATGGACTTAGCCCACGCAAAGAGACACGCCCATAAAGCCGTTGAAATCGCTTCGGTTCTTGACGCTAATACTGGTAAGCCTTTACAGTTGGTAGTCCAGGAAAGGATGTAGCAATGGATCTCAATACATTTGATTATGTAGAACCAGAGTTCAAGAACGTTATAGCAACAGGTGAATACGCTGCACACTATTGGTTTGAGCAGGGTTGGAAGGCTTGTAGACTTGCTTTCTTACTGCACAAACAAGCAGAAGAAGCTGGAGCATTGAGAGTATGACAACATTTCTTATTGGTCTAATGGTTGGAATTATTATCGGCAGAGTCTTTGATTTATGGGCAGATTGGAAGTACAAGAAGTGACGGACCCAAAGGAACTATTACTTACTGCACTACGTGCAGGTGATGCTAAACGTTCACGTTCCACACAGGTACAGATTGGTCCATCAGAGTTAGGTGGTTGCCGTCGCAAGGTGTGGTACCGACTTAACGATCAACCTGAAACTAATGACAACGAATTAAAACTTGCTGCCATTATGGGTACTGCTATCCACGCAGAAATTGAAAGAGCATTAGCAGATAATCCAGATGTATTAGTTGAAGTTGAAGCTGAATACAATGGAATGAAAGCACACATTGACTGCTTTGTACCTGGTACTGGTGATGTCATTGACTGGAAGACAAGTAAGGTAAAGAACCTTTCATACTTCCCATCAACACAACAGCGTTGGCAGGTTCAGACCTATGGCTACCTACTGGCTAAGAATGGTCACAATGTAAAACGTGTCTCGCTTGTCGCCATTGCACGTGATGGTGATGAGCGAGATGTTAAAGTTCACACAGAAGACTACAACGAAGCAATGGCATTAGAAGCCTTAGTTTGGTTGGAAGGTGTGAAGGTATCTACCGAGGCACCAGAACCAGAGCGTGAAGAAAACTACTGCAAATTCTATTGCAAGTTCTATGACGCAAGTGGGCAGTTAGGATGCGTTGGTCTAAAAAAAGAACGTATCGCTAGTGAAGAGGTGTTAATCCAAGATAAGGATGCCTCAACTAATGCGATGATCTACTTACAATTAGATGAACAAATTAAAAACTTGACAAAGCAAAAGGATTCACTAAAGTCTTCCCTTGAAGGTATCGCTGGCGTTACCGATACTGGAATACAGGTGAGGTGGTCTAGCATAGCTGGACCAACATCAGTAGACAAAGATGAAGTACTTGCTAAACTAGGTTATGTACCTACCAAGCAAGGTGCAGATTCATTACGGTTAACAATCAAACAATCTGGAGGAAAGTAAATGGCTGCAAACGAAAACACAAAGTTCCAAGTAAACTTTAAGACAAGTAGTGGAACACTTATTAATCTTTATGCAACTGATATCAAAGAACTAGAGACAGGTCTTACGGATCTATCAATGGTATCCACTCTTATCAAGTCAACAGATGCAGAACTCAACGGTGGTAAAGCACCAGCACCTACTGCTGAGTCAGTAGCACAGTCATTCAATACAGCTCCTGTTGCTGCACCTGCTGTTGTTGAAGGACAAGCACCAAGCTGTAAGCACGGTGTGATGAGTTTCCGTACAGGTACTTCTGCTCGTGGCCCTTGGAAGGGCTGGATGTGTGCTGCTCCAAAGGGTGCAGTAGATAAGTGCGCAACTATCTGGGCTTAATGAATGCGGGAACCACACGAGTTTGAGGTTCCTTTATGTGCTCAGGTAGGTGGAGATCTTTTCTTTCCTGAAAGGGAGAACGAAGGCAAGCTTGCACGTCTGAGCATTGCATCAGCAAAATCAATCTGTCGTGGTTGTCAACACATCACTGAATGTGCTGAGTGGGGTATCCGTAAGGAACGTCACGGTATCTGGGGTGGACTCACTGATAGTGAGCGAAAGAAGATACGCAATCAACGACGAATAACATTGGAAGAGGGGAAGAGTGCTTAACCTATCCCGTGCTTGGGGCGGTGTGACTACCAAAGCCACACCACTTCCTGACGTGTGGAAAAATCTAGTTAAGCACTCTATCAAGTTCCGTCGCGGTCAAGTCTGTATGGTCGCTGCTGCACCTAATGCTGGTAAGTCAATGTTTGCATTGATATATGCAATCAAAGCGCAGGTTCCAACGTTATTCTTTTCTGCTGATACAGACACAGCAACAGTAATGATTCGTGCTGCTGCTCATCTTTCGGGTCACACACAAGTGACTGTCGAAGGTAACATCAATAAAAGTCAGCGCCACTATGATCCTTACCTGGCTAAAGCTTCTCACATTCAATGGGTCTTTGACTCCAGTCCGTCTCTTGATGATATTGAGATGGAGATTAAAGCTTATGTTGAACTCTACGGTGTGATGCCAGAGTTGATTATCATAGACAACCTAATGAATGTGGCAGCAGAGACAGATAATGAATGGGCTGGGCTTCGTGCAATTATGATGGAGTTGCACGATATGGCACGTAAGACTGAGGCTTGTGTGCTTGTACTCCATCACGTAAGCGAACAGAGCGAGTATGGTTCTCCTATGATGCCACCACCTAGACGTGCTATTCACGGAAAGGTGAGTCAATTACCAGCTCTAATCCTTACGCTTGGGTACGATCCTTCACAGGGTCTACTTCGGATAGCATCAGTCAAGAATCGCTTTGGTCCACATTACGCAGATGCTTCACAATGGGCATCTTTATTTGTAGACTTTGGTTCTTGTCAAATAGGCGATGATGATGCGCAAGGTAGGGCCTACCTGCGTGGCAACAACGAGGAGAGTACATATGGTGCTATCTAACTACGCTCTAACAATAGAAGAGGAAGCCGTTTGTGTTGAAGTTGGATATCAAAGACAGAAGCCATACTTTGCTGACCCAATGAAGAATGTCAATTACTCAGAGGGTGACCTATGGGAAATGTGGCAACACGTTGTGTGTGCAGGATCAGAACTTGCATTCGCACGTATGGTTGGTAAGTACGACTTCACTCCACACTACAATAAATGGAAGTCAGAATTAGATATTCCAGGGTTCGGAGAAATCCGTTACTCGTTTCCACCAGTGAGAGGAATGCGTTACTCATCTAGAGATAACGATAACCTTGTGTATGTGCTGATGTCTGATGGTCTATGCCATAAGACACGAAGGGTTGGACCTGATTGGAAAGGCCCTGAGTACAAAGCTATTGGTTGGAAACTTGGCTCCGAATGTAAACGTGATGAGTGGAGATACAATGATAGGACTTGGTATGTACCAGTTATATACCTTAACCCTATGGAAAGTTTGATATTTAATGGCGAATAAGAATGGACGCAAAGGTTCTCAGTTTGAAACAGATGTAATGAAATGGTTCCGCAAAGCTGGAGTCATTGCAGAACGTCTGACCAAAGCTGGGGCAAAAGATGAAGGTGATATGGTTGTTATCATATCTGGAGAAACCTACATCTTAGAACTCAAGAACAGGCAGACCCTTTCCCTGCCCGAGTTCTGGAGAGAAGCACAAGTTGAGGCGCTTAACTATGCACAGGCACGGGGGCTTGGGGAAGTTCCTATGTCTTACGTCGTAGTTAAGCGTCGCAACGCTTCAATAGATCAGGCTTGGGTAATCCAAGACTTAACTCAATTCCTAAAGGAGAAACAATAATGCCAGTACCAGGTGGAGAAATAACAACAACAGAGATACTAGTACCAGTAGACCCAAATTTAGACCTAAATGAAGCAATAGTAGAAGCCGATGCAGAAGAAGCGGTAGAAGAATATGATGTGTGAAAACTGCCTTAAAGGTGGAGAAGAGAACGGCCTTGCTCACTACAAGCGTTCAGCTCATTGGCACGATAAGTGTGATGATAAGGGGTGTGTATGTCAGCACAAGACTGGTCCA